ATGCTGACGGATGCCGCGATCCGGCGTGCAAAACCAAAAGACAAACCTTACAAGCTGTCTGATGCCGAGGGGCTTTACCTTCTGGTCCAGCCGAACGGTACGCGCCTGTGGCGCATGAAATACCGTTTCGGTGGGAAAGAGAAGCTACTCGCGCTTGGAAAATACCCCGCTGTCTCTCTGGCTGGCGCACGAGCTGCCAAGGACGACGCCAAGGAAGAACTGCGCGCAAACCGCGATCCCTCCCTGACCAAAAAAAAGCGCAAGGCCGAAGCCGCGTGCATCAAGAATCATCTGCAGGCGGTCGGAGAGGGTTGGCTGGAAGTCAATTCCTCGAACTGGAGCGCGAAGCACGCAGAGGATGTCCGTAGCAGCCTGGAGCGTTTTGTCTGGCCAAAATTGGGGCAGATACCCGTGACGGATATATCCCCGCCGATGGTGCTCGATGTCGTCGAGGGGATCGAACGAGATAGCGCCCAGGAAACGGCCCGCCGCGTGCGGCAGCGTCTATCAGCCATCTTTACCTATGGAATCGCACGCGGACTGGGGCAGAGTGATCCAGCCGCCGTCATCAAGGGCGCGCTGCCACCTCTCAAGAAAGGGCGGCAGCCTGCCATCATCAATCTGGATGATCTGCGGGAAATGCTACGGTTGGCAGAGGCCACACCGGCGCACCCCATAACGCTGCTGGCCATGCGGTTTCTTGCCCTGACTGCCGTGCGTCCAGGTGAGGTCCGGAGCATGCCGTGGAGCGAGATTGAGGGAGACACATGGGTCATTCCGGCACCCAGAATGAAGATGCGGCGCGAACATGTGGTGCCACTGTCCCGGCAGGCCCTCGAAGTCCTTGATGTCGCCAGAACACTTACAGGGCGCGGGCCGCTGGTTTTTCCCAATTCGAGATGGGCGCATCGCCCGATGTCCGAAAACGCAATAGGGTATCTGTTGAATCGGGCAGGCTATGCAGGTCGCCATGTCCCGCACGGATTCAGGGCATCCTTTTCGTCCATTATGAACGAGCGGTGCCCAGACGATAGACAGATCATCGACCAAATGCTCGCACATGTGTCGAAAAATCAGGTTGAGGCAGCCTATAACCGGGCGGAATATAGGGACAGGAAGCGTCAACTGGCACAGGATTGGGCCGATACGCTGCTGGATGGATTTTGCTGTCCTGCAGACCTGCTTTCTCATCGACGACGCTAACGCCGCCCACCCACAAGCGATAAGACCGGTGCATGCGGGATGCATTGTTCGGCGCTCCAACTGTCGACCAGTTCCCCCACCCGATCCCGCAATGCCTGCCGATCCTCGATCAGCTGCGCCGCTTCCTGATGCCGTGCGTCGTCATTCTGTCCCAGCAGTTCCGTCTCGTAACCGACCTGCTGGATGCGCGTCCGGCTGGCCGATCCCTGCAGGCCAACGGTCGGAGCCGTGGTGATCGCGCCGGCCGTGAACTGCCCGGCCTGCGTGAACGACCCGGACAGCCCCAGCGTCACGTTGCCCGCAATCGTGCCGATGACCGGATCTGACGTGCGCTGGCTGCACTGGGCCGCACGCACGTCGCGCTCGAACCGCGCGGTCTGCTCCGGCGTCCAGTCGGCGGCGTGAGAGACGGACACAGCCCCGGCCTGCGCCAGTGAGGACTGGATGCCCGCCATGGCCGCCGGGATCGTGGTCTGCACGCGCGGCTGACTGGCGCAGGCGGACAGGGCCAGCAGTCCGGCCAGCAGTGCCGCCCTCATGCCGCACCCCGCAGATACGCATCGTTGGCGGCGATCAGCGCTTCCCAGACGTTTCTGGTTGCGGGCATGAGCTGCCGCCATGCCAGCCCGTGAGCCTCCATGATTCGGGACCGCAGCCAGCGCCATGTGGCCCGCTGTTTCGCGCCCCACGTCAGTAGCGTAACAAGGTCGGTATCGTCCGTGCCGGTATAGTCCCAGCCCAGCAGGCAGTGACCGCCCGCGCTGCCCGGTGTTGGATCGCCATGACCGGCAGGCGTGTCGGTGTCCCAGACAGGGGGCAGAGCGCCGGTCTCGTCCTGCCACATGTCGGCCCTGGCCAGCCGCACGCCCAGATAGACCGCCGACAATTCCGCCATGATGTTACGCAAGCCATTTTCATCGCCGGGATCGGCGCTGCCCCAGATGGGAAACAGGGTCTGGTTGGTGATGGCGTACCCGGATCGCTGGGCTGTGGCCAGCACGTCGACCTCAATACCGCCGTTGTCGGTGCGCGGATCGCCGGGGACGTAGCCGGTGGACAGGGAATAGAACGCCTCGGCCTGCGCCGTGGTCACGTCCACCTGAAACCTGTTGAGCGCCGCCGTGGCGCGGGCATGGTTGCCAATCCCGGCCGACGTGCAGTCCCCCAGCACGTCATTTCCCAACATCAGCGGGGCAGGATCGATACCGGTGCGGATCAGGCGCGCTGGAGCCTGTCGGGCCAGAAAGCCGCGCACGACGGAAAGCATGGGCTGCCCTAGACGGATTTCTGCCGGGCGACAGCCAAACTTGCGCAAGTTCGCAAGTCGGGGGCTTATTTCGTTCATTTATGACCGATTTATGTTGACATTCGCGCATATGTGCGCGATATTGTGGACATGAAAGCCGCTGACCTCCTCGCCCGTCTCCGCCGCCTCGCCAACAAGAATGGCTGGGACATGACCGAACGTAAGGGGAAGGGGTCGCACATCGTGGTGCGGCTGAACGGCAAGCCGACGGTGGTATCGAACCATCGCGGTGACATGGCCACCGGCACGTTCCGCAAGATCCTCAAGGATCTCGGGCTGACCGAAACCGATCTGGAGGTATGAGGATGCTTTACGCTTACCCGGTCGATCTGGAGACCAATCCGGACGGCACCATCACGGCTTCATTCGAGGGGTTGCCAGGGGCGACCGATGGCGCAACCCGGGAGGAGGCGCTGCGCGAGGCGCAGGACCTGCTGGTTACGTCACTGTCCATCTATGTGGACGATGGTGCGGCCGTGCCCGTGCCGCCAGCGGCCAACGGTCGCCTTCTGGTCTATGTGCCTATGCTGGAAGCGGCCAAGCTGGCCCTCCATACGGCCATGCTGGAGAACAAGGTCAGCAACGTGGAACTGGCGCGTCGACTGGGCGTGGCGGAATCATCCGTGCGTCGCCTGCGCGATCTACTGCATGAAAGCAAGATCGGACGCGTCGAGGCCGCCCTTCATGCGCTTGGACGGCAGGCGACAGTCGAGGTACTGGAGGTCGCGTGACCATGGACCTGACATCGCGCGCAGCAGCATTTGCTGCCGTTGCCCACGGAAAAATCAACCAGCGACGCAAATACACGGACGAACCGTACATCGTGCATCCGCACCGTGTTGCGCAGACCGTGAAGGAGACAGGTGCCCGCGATGAGGTGATCGCAGCAGCGCTGCTGCATGACGTAGTGGAAGACACACCGGTCACGCTGGAGGAGATCAGGGCTGAATTTGGTGAGGACGTGGCAGCCCTAGTCGAAATGGTGACAGATGTCAGCCGACCGGAAGACGGCAACCGTAGGGTGCGCAAGGCGATGGATCGGGATCATCTGGCCCAGGCCTCGGCTGAAGGTCAGACCATCAAGCTGGCAGACCTGATCGACAATACAGCATCCATCACCCGATATGATCTGGGATTTGCAAGGATCTACATGCAGGAGAAAGCGGAGCTTCTAGGTGTTCTGAAAAAGGGAGACGAGACACTGCACCAGCATGCTTCGACCCTCGTGAAGCTACATGGCAGACAAAGATAAAGTTCATTTTAATTCGGAATATCAGCTAACGCCTCACGTCGGACATAGATTGACGCGGGAAGTGCTTTCAGAAGCGGACGTGCTGGCACCACCAAATTCTGATTGGCTGCGCGTCTGTAAAGATTGTTGCCAGTCTGTACATCTATATTAAGCAAGATTACACATTCGCAGCATAACAAAAGGAGCGTTTCATGGCTCGAGTAGTCCCGACACAGATTATTGACCTAATTGACCAAACTAGGACGATCTTTAAATCGCAGCCCCCCCATGTGAGCCATCAATCGGTGGCAGGACTGACTGCCATAGTTCATTTGATTGATAACCTTCCAAGTGAATTTTTGACGATTAGTGGAACGGATTATAGCGATCTCGTTTGTGGAGTTGAGGCTATTAGAAACTCAGTTGCTTTTTGGCAGCGCAGAGGAAATCTTCAAGTTACAATATCAGACATACGAGACAAAAACGTTCTTCAGATACTTCGGGATGCCTTGGAAAAATGCCCGGATCAAATTCCATCGCCTATGACAACGGAGCTGGCATTCATTGAGGATGCCGACTTGCGGAACAGTATTCGACTGGACATCAGTGCAGCGACAAACGCGTTGCACAACGGAGAATGGAAAGCGGCGACCGTTTTGGCTGGCAGCGCTTCTGAGGCTTTACTTTTGTGGGCTATAGAAAAGTCGCCAGATCTTTCGACCTTGGAGGAGAGGCCCAAAGGATCACCGGAAAGATGGGATTTTTCCGGATATATAACGGTTGCGACATCTCTCAAATTGATCAAAGACAATACAAAAAAAATAACCGAGATAGCCAAATATTTTCGCAACCTTATTCATCCGGGCCGCGCTCAGCGTCTTAGCGAAGTCTGTGATCGGGCAACTGCGCTAACCGCGCTGGCTGCAGTGGAGTCTATTGCCCGCGATCTCGCATCTGCGCTCCCACATACAGCGCATGCAGCTTGAGCGGGATCGTGACCAGCAACCCGATGAGGACGACAACGCCGCCTGCACCGGAGATGATGCCCTCCATGAAGGGCGTCATGCTGTCACGCCCAGTGTAATGAGCGCCTGCTGTACCTGTGCTCGGGAGGGCGCAGCGGTAGAACCGGACAGCCGTGCCCCGACATTGCGCCGCGCGGCTACACTGTCCAGCACGCCCTTGAACGCCGACACGACCGTGCCCAGCGCGGACAGGGCGGTGTTGGCATTGGACAGGTCTGCGTTGGACACTTTCGTGGACGCCCCGGTAATTGCCGCGGTCAGGTTGCTCTGCAGCGTGGTCAGGTCGGACAGGATACTGTCGACGCGACTTTTCCAGTTCGTGTCGTCGTAGGTGATCGTCAGCGTGGATCCGGCCGCCGTGGAAAAACTGGTCAGGGCGGTCGACAGCGCCGTGTCCGCCAGGCTGATCACACCCAAGGCAGGCGTGCCGATGGCGCTGGCCACGGCCGCGATGGACAGGACGAGGGTGACCGCGTTCAGGCCTGCCTGACCGTAATCCTTGATCTCCGCCACGTTCAGGGTGACGGTCGTGACGTTGCCGGACTTGCTGACGGTGCAGGCTCCCAGTGCAACAGTGGCGGCGATACCGGCACCAAGGCCGAGGAAACCACGGCGGCCGGTCACAAGGTTGACAGGGTTGTTCATGGGCTGGTTTTCCAGTCTGGAAACGCAAATAGCCCACCCGTCCCAGCAGACCGCAGGAAACGGCCATTTCTGCGTGGAAACGGGTGGGCTATCTGTCAGGTGTCAGGACATGTGTGGCCCGGCGATCCGGTTTACAGATCGGCCGGTTCCGGTTGACAGGTCAGTGCGCGGGCTGTCCCGGCACGGACGGGCGCGGCACGCCGACCGTGGCGTTCGCCGCAGGCGCGGCTGCAACAGGTTTCGTCGCGATCGCGTCCTTCAGGTCCGAGATGCCCGTCAGGATCTTGGTCAGGGCGGCATCGATGCCGGACAGGTCCAGGTTCGGCGCGGCCTTCTCGACGATAACCGGGATCAGCGTCTGCAGCAGGTTGCCCGCCAGGGCGATATCGGCCTGCGTGGCGGCCGTGTCGCGCTTGCCGAGCGCGGTTTCGATCAGGTCCTCGAGGGCGGGAATGGCGGTGGTGGTGTTCGTATCGGGCATGCGTGGCGTCTCCGCACAAAAAAACCGCCTCTCGGGCGGTTGGGGAGTGGTGACGATTGATCCGGGACCGGCCAGTCAGCCGGGCGCGGATGCGCGCGCCGGGGGCTTGCCCGGACGGGTCGAACCCGGTGGCACGTCGAGCAGCTGCTCGACCGCCTGGCGCGGCACGGTGGCTGGCACCATCACGGCCTTTTTGCCGGGCTGATAGGCAGGCAGGTTCCATTTGCGCGCTTGGGCGATGGCGGAGACCACCGTCCATATCAGGGCTGCCCTGGATCCGGGGGCAGGAGGCCGCCAGTAGCGCATGATCAGGGCGGCCGTCGCGATCAGGAACGATCCCCAGTCCACCACCGCGCCGACATACTGCGCGGGGATGAAGGGTAGGAGTTCGGAAAGCAGCGTCGAAGGGTCCATGTCGGGCCTCGCGGGCACGCCGCTTATTGCAGCGTGCCGATAATGTGGTGATGGTGCAGGAACGGGACGTTGGCGAAGAAGAAGTCGTCCCACGTCTGGCTCGACAGCAGCGTGCCGCCCAGAGCGCCGAACACGGCAAAGACCAGACCAAAGATGGCTGCGCGCTTTTTCCACCGGCTTTCGGCAATCCGTGCCTTTGTCAGCTTGGCCTGGTCCAGCCGGTTGCGCTCCTTCTGCGCGCCGGTATGTTCGGCAAGCTGGCGGGTCAGGTCCTGGATGTCGCGCGACTGCCGGTCCATCGCGGCGGACGTTGCAGCGGACTGCGCCTGCCCCTCGGCCCGCACGGCGCTGAGTTCTCGCCGGATGCCATCCATCTTCCCGTCGGCACTGTCGCGCCAGCGTTCAAGCGATCCGATACGCTCCCCATGGTCATCGAGGATATCGTGCACATCCGGCGTCGGGTTCTCGGTCATCGGTGTTCCAGGCAATAAAAAACCGCCTCGATAGGCGGCAGGGCAGGCGGGGTCTGTCTGTCGGGTGGTTCAGGAAATGGCTGTGGTCGGGGTGTTCTGCAGCACCTGCTCGATCTGCGACAGGGAGAGATGCCCCGGCCCGTTTTCCATTCCCGATATTGCGTAGATCAGGCGCGCCATCGTGGCCGGGTCGTGCAGGTGCAGCATCGTGTCGGGACGGACGCCCACCACCGCACAGACAAATTCGATATAGGCGGCGGTCGCGTTTTCGCTGGCGGGAGCATAGACCGACACGATTTTGGCGACCGTATCCAGCCCCCGCGCACCGTAGCGGATCAACTGGTCGCGCAGCGCACAGATGCCGTCCGCCATGGTCGGGAATGCCGCAAAGCGCGGGTAGGGCACGCCGGTTTCCAGATGCGCGCCCGCCTGCCCCACGTAATCGAGGTTGCCGGGATTGTTGTTGCGGATGCCGCGTGGGGTCATTGTGGTCATGACATCAGTCCGTGTAGGCCGCAGGTGCCGTCGGCAGCGCGGTGCTGGTGGTATCGGTGCCGCTGGCAATCGCCTGCAGCGATTTCGTATATGCCTGCGTCAGTGGGCCGGACGTCTCCCCGGCGGCCAGCGCCTGCAATGCCTGCGCCTGCACCGTCACCAGCGCGCCCAGCGCCTGGCTCTGCAGGCTGTTGACCAGCGCGGATTTGGCCGTGGTGTATTCGGCCGCAGTGCAGGCCGTGTAGCCACTTGGCAACGTGGCGTCGTCCGCCGACCAGGTCGCAACGGATACGACAGCACCATCCGTATTTTTTTCGATAGCGTAGGTGGGCATCAGGATTTTTTCCTTACGTCGGGACAAACACGTAGCGCAGGGTGTGACCGATATTCGGGGGGGACGTTGCCGACGTGCCGCAATAGCTGGAAATCGTGACCGGGCCCGGCGATACGGCAGCACATCCACCGTTCGACATACAGGTAGTTCCCGTCACCTGATCGGAACTGACAGTCACACCGTTGATCGAGAGCGACAGCAGGGACTGGTTGGTGTTCTGCGACGAATAATTTGCCGACGCCTCAGCGTGCACGACGCCTGCCACGGGCGCGTTGAACGTCAGTTCGAGGCTTTTACTGCCCTGCGATTCGAGCTGGTAATACTGCTCGGTGCTGCCCGACTGGCCGAGGTTTCCTGCCCCGATCGTGGCGATGGCGCCGAAATCCGTGTTGTCCACGAACAGCCCCACGCGCGCGGCGCCCGACGTCACGTCAGCGCGTTTGCCGAGGAAAACCGCGTTGTCCGCCAGTGCCGACTTCCCACCCAACTGCACGAACAGCACTTTCAATGCCGCCAGCACCTGGGCGTTGTTGGTTTTGTCTTGCGTCAGGCCAGCGGCAATCACCAGATTCCGCAGTTCCTCCTGAACCATATTGAGCCACCAGTAACGGACTCTGGTGGGAGCGCCGCCGCTTGTGGAGCCACCTGTAAAAAATCCGGGTGTGCCGATATTGTCCGTCGGCAGCGCGGGCAGGGATGCCACGGCTGTTGCGTCGTCGATCTGATAGACCATTGGTACAGTTATCCGTAGGAAAAGAAAACGGTCGTCCGTGCCGGTTTGCGGGACTGGATTTCGCACTCCAGAACCGCATTTCCCCATTCGGCGAGGGGCTCGTCGGCAAACGAGATATCGGCCGAAAAATATTCGACCGTGACGGCGGATGCGTTGACGCGCCACATATAGGCCCAGAACGGGTCGTAGACGGGTTCGTCAGCGCACAGGAAATCTGCGCGGGCAGGCGCGAATTCCGTGATGGTGATTGCGTATCCGAGGTTGGCAGCGAACGTGACGAAATAGTCGATCGATGCGCCGCCGCTATCTGTCAGGCGCGCTACGACCTGTGCACGCTGCTGTTCGATTGTGGGGTCCGTGCCTGCACACGCATCCGGCAGGCCGAGGGACGCCTGCCATTCCGGCAGCAGTTCAACCGTCGTGGCCGGGAACGCATCAATCAGCAGATTCGCATCACGCTGGGCGAGGCGCTCCAGCGTAGGCATCAGGCACCCCAATGCAGCTGCCTGGGTGGACCCGGCCTCTCGCGGCCATATCGGCCCCGTCGGCAGGTGGCGCTGGAACGCCGCCAGAAAATCCGCAGCAGAGTAGCTCATTGATACGTCGGCTCCGCAGCGGTGGGCAGGGATCCGACCGGCACGGAAATACTGCCGACAGGGGCGATCACGCTGAACGCCGGGATATCCGGGATCGCATTGAGCGCACCTGCGATCTGGGACCCCTGCACGGTCATCCCCAGCGGCGTGCCGATGCGTAGGAACAGGTCAGCCAGAGCCGTGTCGATCTGTGCCTTCATATCGGTGGATATGCCGCCCAGTCCCGTCAATGTGATATCGATCGGGTAGGGCTGCGGTGCCATGGCGACAACGATATCCGTCACCGGTTTTTCCGATTGCAGGGCATTGGCGACCGTCAGCAGGTCCTGTGTTGCCGGGGTGTACCGTTTGTCCGTGGACGATGTTCCGTTGGTGCCACGCGGAAACCCGCCGTTGGCAGAATTGGCATCGTCCATCATCACGTAAACCGGCACCGTACCATCGCCGCAGAGCCCAGGAGTTCCGCACCATGCGCGGGTAACGCCGGGGACATCGAGTGCCCAGTTTTCGTAATCCGTTGCCGATCCACCCTGCGCGGTGCTGGCGTAACGGGCCAGATACCGCGCCTTGAACGCGCTCTCGGTCTCCTGGTCGGTGCCGGACGTCACGATTGCGGTTACGGTGCCCGAACCGTTGATGCTGTTCAGGGGGCTGGATATGCCAATCGCCGACCCGGCCGCCAGATTGTAGGCTGCCCCCGTGCCCTGGGACGTCGCCTGCACCGTCAGGGCGCCCGTGTCATCCACGGTGGCGTCAGCATCCGTGGCAAACGACAGGTTGCCGTCCGTCGTCAGGACAGTTCCGGCCTCCAGCACGGTGCCCGCGACACCTGTAAATGCCACGGCAATGACAGCGGCCGTGGCATCCTTACGGAAAATATTGACCAGCGCGCCCCACAGCGTCGCATATTCGCCCGTCGCACCGGCGGGCGTGGCCATGCGGGCGATATAGTCCTGATATCCGTAGTGCTCGTACGAGATCGCAGCGATCGCATAGCTGAGGATCAGCAGGACCGACGGGTCCAGCAGGGGATCAGCACCCTGCAGTCCGCCGTCCTGAACGTCCTGCTGGGCACGGTCGATCAGCTGCGTCAGTGTTGGGCGTGCGTAGGGCATCAGGGCACCTGCCACAGCCAGGAATACTGGCTGGTCGAACCGTCCGGGCGGGTCAGTGATACGCCGATGGCGGCGGTATCATTGGTTGCCATGCCGACCCGGACGGAAATGGATTTGACGTAACCGGCTGTCTGGAGCGGTTGCAGCGCATCGGTCGCGATGGAGCGGATGCGCTGCAGCAGTTGTGCGCGGTTGGCGATCTTGGACCGGTTGAGGGTCCACAGCAGGGATCCGATCGGCTGCGCGCGGTAGGTATCGGCCCACCAGCCGCGCCGGTCTGTCCCGGTATAGTCAGGCGGGGCGACACGATCCGTAAACAGGCAGATCATGACCATGTTTTTGAGCGTGTCGATGCCCGACGGGGTCCGTGCGACGGTGCCATTTTCCATGGCCCAGTCGCCGCGCCCGTTGGGCGTGTCCCATACGATCTCGATATCGCCGCCGCTGTTGGTGGTCTGGGTGACCGAAACCATGCGACCTCTAGGATTGGGGTTTCTGTGTCGTGCTGCTGCCGGACTGAACGCCGCCATGCAGATGGTCGAGAAAACTGATCCCGCCGATTGTGGCGTCGTCCGATACCTCCAGCGGGCCATTGATGACCGTTTTGCCGTTCAGGGTGATCGGCTGCCCGGACTGGGACGTGACAGTGATGCCGCTGCCGTTGGTCAGGAGGATCTGATCGCCCGCTGCATCAAACAGGCAGACCTGTCCGTTTTTCAACCCCTTCGGGCGCGATTGCTGATGGATCGACCGGATGACGACCCCGTTCGAGGCATCACCGGCCACGTTGAGGACAATGGCCTTGGTGCCCACCGGCAGGACCGCCGAAAACCCGTAGTCCTGGACAATAGGCATGCCGTCGCGCACGGCCGTGCCGTTCACGGTGACCTGTCCGGTCTGGACGGTGCCGGTATCGTCCGGCGGCGTGGAAATCTGTCCTATCTGGAGCAGCCCCTGCAGCCGCCTGAATATCCGGTCGGCGTAGGAGTGTACCGTCATGCCGGTTTCCCCGCGCCGCCGGACGGCAGGGCCGCCGCGACCTGCCAGTCGATGGCCTGCAGTACGCTGGGCTCCGGCTCGTAGGCGGCTGGCGGCATCAGGATCATATGGGCGTGCGTCCCGTCCTCACCCCGTGAAAATTCCACCTCGCCAATCACCAGTGTCTGGCTGATGATCTTGAGGGAGGGGATATTGACGGGCAGCAGATAGTTCGGAGTCCACAGTTTTCCGGCGCTGTCGCGCCAGCTGTCCACCGTGACCTCGATCGCCTGCGACTGCCCGATGCGCCGCGCCTTTTCCCAGTTCAGGCGCTGCATTGCGATCGGTTGCCCATTCTGGGTCTGTTCGGAAATGATCGCGCGCGGTCGGTAACGCGGCACCGTCGTGTCTGTCACATGCCCGACATCGCCCTGCACACCGATCTGCGAGAACTGGTCAACCGACTGCACGAACGCGAAATAATCCGAAAACCGGCCATCCATGGAAAACGTGGCGTCGGCCTGTTCCAGATTGACCCCTTCCTGCACGCCCGACGACATGGACTGCTGGCCAACGCGGGAAAGGACCAGGTTGCCGTCTGCGCCCTCGTAGCAAAGCAACTGTGCCCAGCGGGTGATGCGATCAATGATGTCCCACGGCGTCTCGCCCAGGTTGACGTTGAACTGCGGCACCGCGCCGCTGGCGGATATGTCGCCCTGCACCGTGACATCGATGCCGAACACCTGGGCCAGCGGACGGATGATGCCATCCGCCTGCAGCCCGGAACCGCCGATGGCCATGGTGGGCAGGATGGCCGAACAGTCCACCAGATCCTGCCCCTGTCCACGACCAGAAATGGTCATCTGATGGGACGCACCGGATACGCTCAACCGAACCCGGTCAACGTATCCGGTGATGACGGGATCATCGCCCAGGAGGATCCGCATTTCCTGTCCCGGTTCGACTGTGATGCTGGACGGGTCAAACGGGGATTTGTCCGTGGCCATGACCTCGAAATCACGGGGCATGCGTTCCACGCCGCAACTGACCCGCTGCTCCTGCCACCCCGCGTACGATTTTCCGCCGACGACCAGGCGCAGCTGATTCGGATCGTGATGCCGCCGGTTCGCGGTCACGTGCATAACCGTTGTCGTCACGACTGGAGCGCCTCGAAACTGGTGGGCATGAACGCGGGATGGACTGGGTCGGCCCTGCTGATCAGATCGTCCGCCCGTGTGGCATCGCCATACAGGCGATAGGCGAGGGGGAGCGCACTGTCGGGGGCAGGCGTCGTGACGGTGATCAGTGCCGCCAGTTGTGCCCCGCGCGTCGTGATATCGATAACAACGGTAGTGCGCAGGGAGCGGAGCGCCTGATAGGTCGCATCCTGATATGCGTCGGCAGCGGCGAGGATTTCGACGTCAAACGCCTGCACCACCTGCGCCCGGATCGACAGGGCATCATTATACGACGACGGCTCATATTCGGCGCAGGCATTGGCCAGCGACACGAGCGCACACCGCCGGAGCGTCTGCCCCATGGCGCCGACCAGTGTCGCGATCGCGGCACCAACCGGCGCAGTAGATGGCAGCGCCGTTGGCGTCCAGGTTGCCAGCGAAAGAAGGAGGCGAATGGCATCCGCCGGGTCCGCGCACGCGGCGCGCAGGGATTCGGTCAATGCCTGCACCGACGCGCAATATCCGTTGTCTGTTGCCGTGGTCACAGATTTCCAGCCAACTGGGTGGTGAGGGCACCTGCATTGGTGATGCCGGTGCGGGCCGTAATGACACGGCCGATGGCCTGTTCCGGCGTGGTCACGCCAGACAGGAGCGTCGTTCGGCTGCCGTTGGCGTACCGTCCGTAATTGCCGGACAGGCCTGTTACCGCAGACAGGACCAGGCCCGGATCGGAACCGAGGGCCGCGACCTCGCCCCCCATCGAGCGGGAGGCCGCGACACCGGCAGTCACGACGTCCACGCCCTCTGTCAGGGCCGGGCCGACGCGGGACAGGAAATCGGATGTGATCGCCGACATCGCGCCCAGTGCGGCAACGCCGACAGCCGCCTGCGTATCAGTGGACCCGGACGGATAGATGGGGTCGGAACTCTCGATGAATTCCATGCGCAGCCCGACGGCACGGCCCCGGTCCACGCGCTGTTCCGTGGTGATGGGGCCGACCAGGCATACGGTTCGCGAACCGAGGGTCGGGTGGTACAGGATGCCCGGTCCCGGCTGTTCGGCCGCCGCCAGCAATGCCTGTTCCTGCTGGTAGCAGTCGTCGCCCACCACGAACCCGTAGAACGAATATCCCCGGACACCCCGGCCGAGATCCTCGACCCAGACCTCGTTCCGGTAGGGGTATTCGTGGACGGTCGTGCGACGACCCATTCGGGTTTCGGAACGCTCCACCGCAAACGGGACACCACGCCACGAGGCTGGCTGGAGCTGCTCCAGCCACGACAACAACAGCTCTTCAACAATCACGGCACTGTCCTGGTCACGTTGCTACGCACGACACGGGTGGCGCCAGACGGATCCGTGACCTTGGCGCGTGTTCCGGGCGCGGCGGAAACCTCGACACGGTGGACCGTATCCTGCGCCCGGCTGCCTGCCATTGTTGTTGACCCCGACGAGGCTGCGCCAGCCGGTCCTGTCGAGATTGACGCGACCTGCATCGGCGCGCCCGCAGCACCCTGAGAACGCATGAAATCCGCCTGTATGGACTGGGCGAGGGCACCCCTGCGGTACGCCTCGCCCGCGCGGTCGCCAGGACGCTCGTAATACAGGGACGCGGCGGCACCGGCCTCCCGGCCCGTATCCTGCATTGCGATGTGCTGTCCGGCTGCGCGTTCTGCACCCTGCCGCAGCTCGTAATTGACGGCCTGCAACTGCTGGGCGTAGCTCATGTTGCCGACGGCCGTTCCGAAATGCCGCTCAATGGCTGCCAGCCTGCCCGGATGCCACTGGGCGATCCCCGTCGCGCGCCCTCCATCTCCGACGGCGCGTTCGTTCAGCCCGCTTTCCCGGCGCAGGTTGGCTACGATCCCGGCAGCCTGTGCGGCAGTCCAGCCCTGTCCGACGAAATAGCGCATCGCCTCGGTCGTGCGACGGGTAGTCTCGGTGCCAGACAGGCCAGGAGCAGAGGAACCATCGGGAGAGGAACCACTGGGAGAGGACCCCTCGGTATTCCCAAACCCCATCATATTATCGAGGGATTGGGCTCCTGCACTGGCGATGCCTGCGATCTTCCGACCTACCCAGCTATTGCCGATGTAATCAATCGCACTGCGAAGTTTATCGAGGAGGGGAGAAACATAAGACCATGCGCCAGTAAAGGAAGTCTTGATTCCATCCCACAGGGAACTGAAGAACGTTTTTAGTTGCGCCCAGTGTCCAATGATCGCCATCGGAACAGGAAACAGAAGTTCAGCCGCTGTGCGGATATATCCTGTATTAGATCTGAACGTGTCTGTGACAGCACTCCACAGGCCCGAGAACAGCCCCCTGATCCTGCTCCAGTGCTGCCAGATCTCATAAGCGGCAACGCCAATCCCCCCGACAGCCGCGACAGCCAGTCCGGCAGGTGAAACCAGAGCAGGGATAATGCCTGCCCCCACCGATACCACCACGCGCCCCAGGGATCGCAGGGCGGTTCCGGCGCGTGTCGCCATTGCGCCAATCCCGCCTCCTCCTGCGACTGACGCGGATGCCATGGCCCCCTGCGCTGCGGCCGCTTTGGCAACTGCGGCACCCGTTCGCATCTCCCTGGCCCATAATGCCAGTTTGACTGTAGATTTTCCTACGGCAATACCGAGCCCAACCCACGGGGCTGCCAGACGCAGGGCAAATCCGCCAGCCATCAGGATCAGCAGGTCACGAACCGCCTTTCCCGGCCCTCCAAGCAGGTTGGTCACCCAAACGATACGGTCGCCCCAACGCTGGAACCCCTGTCCGATGGCGGTCCAGTCTATGCCCCTGAGCCAGTTGGCGAAACGCTGCACCCCGTCACCGAGCGCATTGATGCCCGCCGTGACTTTCGGGTTTGTCGCAATCCAGTCCGCAAACTGCGTCAGCAGTGGCCCCAATATCGGGGCCAGCCGTTCGGAGATTCGGTTTCCTAGCCCCTCCACGGCGAGCGTCAGGCGTGTCTGTGACTCCCGGAACGTGTTGGCCGCCTGCGCCGTCTGGGGCGTAATGTGCAGGTAGCGTTCGGCGGCCTGCTGGTATTCGCGGATACCGGCAGCCCCACGTCGCAGGAATGGCAGCATGGCGGCAGCGGACCCGCCGAACAGGGTCGATGCGGCCTGCGCCTGCGCATACGGATCCTTGAGCGAGGCGATCTTGTCCGCCAGTTCCGGCAGCACGTCTGTCACGCTGCGGGCCTGTGTTGCGTTTTTGCGGAATGCCACGCCCAGCGTGTTCATCATGACCACGGCGCTGGCATTCCTGCCGCCGACCGCGTCATACAGGTTCTGCCCGAGCGCCCCGAGGCCGTTGGTCAGGGCTTCCCCTGATGACCCCGCCATCTGGGCTGCGCCCTGCAGGTTCCCCAACGCCTGGGCGGTAATGCCCATATTGCGCGAGACGTTGCCCAGTTCGGTGCCCCAGTTGGACCAGACCGAGACCATGCGGTACATGCCGCCCAGCGACGCGGCCCCAGAAATGGCGCCAAGCGGGGCGATGATCGCTGACAGGCGCTGGAACGCGTCCCGTGCGCTGCGACCCACATTTCCCAGTGCCCGTGCAACACCCGAAACGCCTGTCGTGCGCATCAGTCGCGTGACCGCGCCGCCCAGTTTGCGGAACGGAGCAAGGGTGCGGTTCGCGTTCTGGTTGATGCGGTTCAGCGTTTTCGACAGATTGTCGACCGCTGAAATCGTAACGGCGTAACCGGCCATGACACCTCAATCCGCAAAACCGGGGGATTATTGCTGCGCGCGCGCAGCCTCTTTGGCCTGCCGGTTTGCCTCGCGGCAGGCCTCGATCAACTGTGACCCGGTCATGTCCCAGAACGCCGCCGGGTCACACCCGTAATGTTTTGCGAGATCCCAGGTCAGCTGGCGCCAGTTTGACGGCCAGCCATGGAAAAACCCTCGATCGCGCGCGCGGCCTTCATCACGATCGTCACGGGGAAACGGTGCACGTTCGCGGACGGCACGCCGGTCACGAGGCTCACCAGGGCCATCTGGTAGCGCAGCTGCGACGCAGGTCCCTGCGAATTGCGCAGGTGACTGTTCGCCTTGATGGCCTCACCCGACGTGGGTTCGCGCAGGGAAAGGGAGGTATATTCGATATTTCCCACCGTGACCGGCGCGGGAAACACGAACTCCGTTTCCGATTCGTCCAGCTCGAAACCCTCGACCTCGGACGCGATCGCATCCGACAGCCGTTCCGCGCCGGTGACCATGATCGAGATGGGCAGATCGTTGACTGCGGATTCCGGAAGCCCGCTGGATTTGGCAACCAGATCGCGGGCGAAAATCACGGATGATTCCGGGTTTGCGCCCGTCTCGATCGCGCGCCAGGCGAGAAACATTTTCTGCGCCTCGGGCTCGGTCAGGATCAGTTCGGGGATCTCGCCCCCGGCATGACGCAGCGGCGGATCAAGGGGAATGATAATGGGCTGCATCAGCTGCTGCTCTCCATGACCGGCCCTTCGAATTTGACCTCGAACGTGCCCTCGGCCGTGTTCACGCCACCGACGTCGGTGGCGATCAGATAGGAGCCCGCGACAATTTTGCCGCTGGCGAGGATCGCGACGACGGAGACGGGGCCGATATTGACGATGTTGGCCTGCGACATGGTGGCGGAATCGCGCAGTGTGGCCGAGATGAACCCGGCCTTGATATTTTCCGTCCACCCCTGCAGGCCACTCTGCCCGACGAGGTATTCCCGTTTCACGGTGGTGGCGTCGTAGGTCAGTTCACTCGCGACATCGACGGCCACGCCGTTGATTTCGAGACTGGCAACGCCCGCGCGCGCGTTCTGCGGCGAGGGTGTTCCGCTGTAGATATCGACCATTGATTATCCGGGAATGAAATTGATTTTCATCGCGATCACCCGCAGCTGCCCGACCAGATTGAAGGGCAGCAGCAGCGCGACGGTGCCATTGCCCAGGTTCTGGGCGCTGGCGGCCGCTTTGAACGCGGCGTAGTTCTGGGCATTCCCGTCGTCGCAATACTGTTTGTAGCGCGCGACAGCAGATGCCAGGACGGTCTGGCTGGTGACCAGATTGGATCCGCCGGGGATGTTGGTCCCGTCGGCGACCAGTTTCTTGCGGGCGTAGATGGCCTGCAGCCACGCCTGCATGTCGCGGATCAGGGCCACCAGACTGTACGGCGTTTCGACGTTCAGCCATGTGGTGTCGGCACCACCGGCGGCGTCCTTCTGGTAGAAGGTGATCGCCCGATCGATGACAACCTGCCCGGCCGCGTTGACGGTGAACGTGCTGATCCCGTCATACAGCAGCGTGTTGCGTTCCGAGATGTCGAACCGGCTGGCAAGCGGCGGGGCCTTCACCGGGAGGACGAGGTCCTGCAGCGGCAGCCCCGGATCCGCACGCAGGCTGACGGCACATGCCCCGGCATATCCCGCCGCCCAGAGCCACGCGGGATCCGGCGAGTCATCAAACCCCATCGGCGTGCCCTGATACGCATTGCGGGCCGCGCCAGCAGTGCCCAGGGCACCGACGGTGCCGCGCAGGGCGCAGAAATACCCGCCATAGAGCATCTGGCTCCATGCCCAGCGTCCCGTGGTATCGTCGAGGAACTGATCCAGCAGGTCCAGCGATGCCGTATCGGTATAGGGCATGATGATGAAATCGAACGTCTGCTCGCCCAGATTGAGGAGCGTGGCAGACAGGCCGGTGTCCGGGTTCTGCGTCCCGCCGGACATGGCGGTGAACGCCAGCGTCAGGCCTGCGGGGATGTTTTCCCCGCCCGCACTGCCCAGATAGGCGGCACGCAGGTCGATCTCGTTCCCGCACGGCCCCTTGTTCAGGGCCGTGAACGTCACGGGCACGCTGCCGTCGGTATTGGCCGCGCCCGCCGCAGCGGTGACCATGATATCCTGAGTGGCGTTGACAGCGGCCACGATCGCGGCGGCAATGTCCGCCAGCGCCATGCCCAGCGTCACACCGACCGCGACGTAGGTGCCCCCGATATACAGCGGGATCGTGCCGCTGGCGGTCAGGGTGCCGGAGACGGTCAGCGAACCCGTTGCGACGACTGCCGCCGGGTCATCGGCCTGCGGCGCGATCCAGACTTCGCCAAACGAATCCGCCTCCAGATACCGCGCATACATCAGTTCCGCGACGGACCCGGCCCCCAGGCTGACACGGGCATCAGAGATGCCGGTCGCGAGGAACGGGGTGTTCGCGTCCGCATTCCCGCTGGACAGTTTCTGTCCGAGGATCAGGGTGCGCAGGTTCTGGCTACCACCCTGATTCTGGGGATCGATCTCGGCAAACACGCCATGCGTGCGCTGGCTGGTCGGGTAGTTGTTGAACGTGATCGAGCCGCTCATGCGTGGGCCTGTTCAGCGGTCGTGGCCGCAGCCGGTGTTGCAGGAATGGGGGACGGCGTTGCAGCAACGGTTGCGCTGGATGCGGCCGGGGAGGCGCCCGATGCCTTGGCGGGGGCCGCAGGTGTTGCGGCGGGAGGCGTCCTGGTCACGTCCCCGACGCGCAGGCGGCGCTGCCAGTAGAACGAGGCGGGGATACCGTTGCGGTCGGGGACCTCGACGCCACTGGCCGGGATCACGGCGTGCGTGATCGGGTCGCGGATCTGGAGACCCGCAGCAGGATAAAGGCGCATGTTTTCCTGGATTATTTCTGGAGATTTGCCGCGACGAACGTGGCGAACGGATCGCCGCTCGTCTGGTCGGTGATGCTGGCCTTGATTTCATCCAGCGGGGTGGTCGGGATCTGGAAACCCTCGGCGTCGGTGATGGTCACGTCGATGGAGAAATCGAACTGCCACCACAGCCGCGCCCGGTTCGGGTCACCGACCAGGCCGCCGCGCGCATAGCGGAAACCCTGCGCGGCGTTGATATCGGGAGGACGCCAGTTAAGGACTGCCGAAAAAAGGCTGGTTTTCAGGTCGCTGACGGCGGTCGTCACGGCGGCCTGTCCCCTGCGGTCGGTGCTGTTGTCCAGCAGGCACATGACCATGAACGTCTCGGTCACCACCTGCTGCAGCCCGGTCAGTTTCTGATTGGGGCCGGGTTCGTCATCCAGCGGCACGACGTACCCGCAGGGGCACGCCATCCACGCCTGATCCTGGGCGAGGGCATATTCAGCAGCCCCCGCCACCCGACCGCCAAAGACCGGAGCATAGGTCCGTATCTGGCTGATGATCGTATCGATGTTCAAATCGGATTATCCATGCCCCGATTCTTCGGGCGGTGGCCCGGTGGCGGGGAATAAGGGTTTCAATGCACCGGCTTTGATGGCAGCAGGTCCAGAAACGTGTGCAGTTCCTGCGCGCATCCGGCCTCGACCGCCGTACGCCACATCCTGTCTTTCGAAACATTACCCCCCAAGGCACCCTTGAGGATGATTTCCATTTTTTCCCGCTTATCGGCAGGCAACCGGCGCATTTCTTTCAGGAGTTCCAACTCCTCCTGACTTCGGCAAATGTGCGGGTCGGGTTCGGGAATAACGGGAACAGCATGGCCTGCAGGACGCACCGGCACGGGCAGTCCGCCTTGCAACTCCGCCAGCAGGTCGATGCCCGTATGCTGCTTTGCGGCGGCGTTGGCGGCGCGGGCTGCGTCCTCCCGACTCATGCCGGTCAGCTTGCCGACATGGTTCAGTGAGCGGAAGATGGCGGCAGCCTGTTTATGGGCTGCTACCGCATCCACAGGCGGGGGCAGGGCGGTTCCCTGCATCATGGCATCGAACGCGCGGATGACCCGCAAGTGGAAGGCTGGACTGATCCACATGGCGTAGGCGTAGACGAGTTCCTTGACGACATATGTGCCACGTTTCTCGTTTGGCCCGGTTTTGATGATCTTGATAGGGTCCGGGGAATTTCCCCCAGACCTTAATTCTTCAATCAGCCCATCGGTCTGAGCATTTTTCGTCCATTCGTTGGGGCCTTTATGGGAAGGGGAACCGGCTGCTTTATAACAATCATTCAGGCAGTAGCGACCGAAAGGGTCCTGTCGGATCGTTGTATTCAATATGGAAAGAGTTGTGGTATGGGCGCGCTTAGCCGCTGGCATGGGGACCGTCCCTTGCTTGAGGTTAGGGCTGGTGCCAAGGTTGCCGCCTTGCAT